CTATACGCCGAGCACGAGCACGATCCTCATCTGATATATTTTTGGCCATCAGAATGTCCCCTTTCCGCCGTTATTGTTAAAGTTACGAGCACGAACCTGACTCTCGGTGCCTTGGATCAAAGTGCTGTCCTCTGGACGCTCTTCGGGGCGCGAATGCCTCGAAGGAAGCCGCCCAAGGCTCACCATTAAAACCGTACCGCCCTGAGACCGATTCATTTCGTAACCGCCCATACCCGGACGATTCACGCTGCCCATCATGCCACCCATATTCATTTCGTAAGAGTCGTTAATCTTCTTGGCTTTTTTCATAAGACCACCCGCTTCCCTTTCCGAGACATCCATTTGCTTGGACATCTGCTCAACGATACCGCCAGACCGAAACCCATCTTTCATTTTAGCATAGGATTTAGGGCTTATGGTGCTTTTACTCTTGGAACGCGAAGTTCCCGATTTCTTACGCTTGTTGATATTCCGATATAAAGACATCTATTAGGCCCAATCCGACAATTTCAAGAAGTCTGATGTAATGACCTGGAACTGTCCATGGTTATTACCATCCTTGTTATATTCTGTCACAGAATAGATCATCAGCACTTCCACCTCTTCCTAGCCTGACGTAGGCGGCTGTTGGGGTCCTTCGCAGCCTTCGGAAACTTCTTCATCTGTCCGGCAGACCTGGCGCAGTACGACGACCGCCGCTTTGCATCCGCGCTACCTTTCTTAACCTTCTCACCCGTGACCGCCGTCTTCAGCTTAGAGCCAGGGTTGGCCCTACGATAGGCGGCCACACCCTTGGTGGTCATCCCGGCACCACTCTTGGTAGAACGGTAGTTAGCCCCCTTCCCCTTGGTGGTGCGACGTATTGGGCTCTCGCGTTTAATAGCCAAAATGTTTCCCGTGGAACATCACGACCTCTTCCTTGCTCTTTTCTTAGAGGATGTCGAAGGTAAATCTCTGTAGTGGTACAGCTTCTTGCTGCTATCGGTATGCTTATCCCCGGTATGCATATCACCATTGGTCATCTTGTGCATACCGCCAGTATGTTTAGTGCCGTCCTTAAGATAATGTCCTACACCCTTGGCCATGCTTAATTTCCCCTTGGTCCAGAAGCACCTTTCTCAATGCGCTCACGGTTAACTTCAGCCCGGAGCATGGCGATGTCTTCCTGAGAGTCAATCTTTTCAGCAGACATCTCCTCTTTAGCCTGCTCTTTCGCAACGTCTAGCAGTAGACGCTTTTCAAACTCGTCAGATTTACGCTGTAAGTCGGCAGCCTTTATGTCCAACTCCTTGGAACGAAGCTCCACCAGGGGATCGACCGGGTTCTCCATGGGTGGCATGATAGCCGACATTACTTCCTCGGTGTATTGGGCGATAAGACCAGCTACACGCCCCTCTATGTCCACCGGGGGAGGTTGCTGGCCCGATGCAGCAGCCTGCTCCATCATGAACCTCATCTCCGCGTCAACGACACCTCGCGCCTTGAGGGCAACATGCTCACAGAGATGCGCCTGCAACAGGGCGAAGACCGGGGGTGAGGAGGTCGGGATGGGGGTCTTCATGAAGATAATATGCGCCGTCATGTGCGCATCATGATCCTGGGTTGGAAAGGCCTGTAAGGGCGATTGAAGTATAGACTTTGCATTCTCAATCGCAGGATCCATCGGCTGTGGAGGCTGCGGGGCAGGAAGCAACGCCTCAATGTTCTGTACGCCTATAGCCTCATAAATTCTCCGGTAGGCCTCATAGAGGTTGTGCATCTCCGGGTTCGACTGCGCCAATTGGAGTTGCGTCTGGGCTAGGGCCAGCCTCTGGGACATCGAGAAGATATTAGGATCCGATACGGGAATAACATCGACACGATCATCAAAATCAGTCTGTTTGATGGAGGACTCGGCCCCATAAACGCTGTACGGATACATCGGCGGCAGAGATTCAGCAAAGACACGCGCCAGCATCTTGAATTCTTGCTTCTGAGCATAATGCAGGCGCTTATGAATGGCCGACATCACTTTAGAACCACGCTCCAAGAGCGCCACGGTTGTTCCTACAGCCGCGTTCTGGTTGCCGTCGCCAACCTGCATGTCGGCAATGGCCGCGAAACGCTGTCCAGCGTCTACCACAAATCCCAAAAGCGCCATCAGCGTCTGGCTGGGCTCCTTGTAAGGTAGCGGCATGATGCTTTCTCGAAGAGCACCACCGGGAACATCAATATCACGAAACTCGCCAGGAGACAGAGGCTCATCAGCATCACGAATCCGAATACCACGAGCCTTAAACCCAGCCGGAAGATTAGCCAGAGTTCCAGCATCAATGAGTTGCCTTAGAATGGATGTGGCGGAACGTCCAAGGCCGCCAATCATGTGAAGAAGACCGAAGCCATAGAAGCCAAGACCGGGAAGGAACTTGTAGTGCGAGAAGTACTGAGTCTTCTTGTAGTACTCGTCGCCCTCCTTCCAATTCCTGCGAACGGACAGAACCTCGGAGCTTCCCTCGTCTATGGTGACAATGTAGGGGAGCTTTATGCCCGTCTCCTCGCCATCCACAGGGCTCACATGCTCAAAACCTGGAAGGTCCAGATCGGTATGGACCTCTAGAATGGTGCAGTCCTGCGTATTCGCTCCCGTCCGCTCAATACCAATCAAGCTGCGCTCTTTGTCTCGGACTTCGTCGTCTTCATCGTAAGCCGTAACATCTACGTCTCGATAGAAGCCACCCGCCTGAAACTTGCGCAGATCATTCGTATTCATCCGAATTACGTGGGTAACCCGGCTTGCAGAAGCCAGGTCCGTTGCGTTGTAGGGTACAAGAAGGTCATCCGCTGGGACAAACCGAGAAACGGCTCGGTCCAGGATGTCATCGAAGTAGATTTTTTTGAACGCGCTACCTGCAAGGGGTAGATAAAACAGTAGACGATCCATCTCAGGGTCGTACTCTTCCATGGTGTTCATTATCTGGAAGTTCATGAACTCCTGGACACGCTTGGCCTGGGATTCTACCTCCGGGGTGGACTCTCCAATAACGTGGGTCCGAACGGGTCCAGAACTTGGCAGAAGCTCCTTATAGGCTTGCGCCTGAAACTGTGTGACGGCTTCCGCAATGATAGGATGTGTTACACCGCTGGATCCTCGGAAGGGCTGTTCCCTTTCCTCGTATTTAAGCCCCAGCAGTTCTAGTCCCTCTGTGTAGGCATCTTCCCACTCTTGGCGACTACTCTTATCGTCCTCATAAAAACCTAGAAGTTCCGAAGCGATGTCCCTCAGATCACGCTCTTCCAGAATTTCTGCCAGATTAGCATCCGGATCAGCCTGAAGCTCTTTGGTTACGGCATCCTCGAAGTCACCGTCCCCAAAGTTCAAGACAACGGAGCCATCATCCTCCTCAACCATCTCTGTTGGGTCTTGAATCTGCTCAACGTCAATCTCTTCATCGGATAATCCGCCGAGAGGCATCCCCCCGGAAGGCATGACTCCATCGATTAGGGAAGTTGGTTCACTCGCCATTTCCTACAGACCCTTCTCTTGATTGTCTCTCGGCGTCACAGGTTTCGTGTAATACACTATAATCTGTTTCTTCCGCTGTATAAACCGCTTTAGCTAGTCCCATATGCTTTCCGGCAAAGTATGGAACTGTCTTGTGTTTGATATTCGGAAAGAATTTCATCCGCCTTGACCCCTGTTGTTTCGCCTCTTCGACGCCTGCGCCCTATGCTTGCTCGTGGTTCTTGAGTTAGGACCGCACCCAATGCTGGTACGGTGCTTGATCTTCTTCGCCGGGCTGTAGATGGTCCCTGCTTTCTGAGCCATCTTCGTTAAGCCGCTGGTGCGGCGATAGCCGTTGGTGCGATGGCAGACTGTAAAATATCCAGCACCTTCATCAGCCCCTCTGGGGGTCCGTCGTCGCGGGCGATCACAGAAACATCGTACTTGGCGCTATTGTCGGAAGCGCGGGTGTTGCTGCTGTGACTGCTGACGGACCCGGTCACGGTGACCTTTGCTTTAAAGGGACCAAACCCCACAGACGCGCTGCCGCTGTAAGACCCGGCACTGTCGGAGTCTTCCTCTTCGCTTGTCGATGAGGATACAGACATCGTGAAATTCACCGTCGCCTCTTTCACAGACAGGCAGGGCGTATTGATAATTGCTAGAAGTGGTACTTTTAGGTCTACGGTCTCTGTTGTAGAGCCGCCGCTGGTGTCTGGAACAGGCCGATCAAACGTGAAATCCACAGTCCTCGTAGACCAAGCCTTGGTAGCGTCGTCCTGCTCAAGCCCCACGTCCTGTATGAAGTCGGCAGTCGCCTTGGCAAGCATCACCTGTGCATCGCACGCCGCTTGCAGAGGCCCGCCGATAAGGTCAGACATCGGTAGACCAGCGAACTGGTCGGACATTTTTACTAAACCTGTATCAGCCATTTTCAGCCCCTAAGAGTTTTCTGGAATTTATCATCTAAGAGCATTACGCCCTCACTAGCATCAGCGCCCTTGAACTTGATCTCTATTTGGGCTGCGGACCTGCGCCCTAAGAATTTCTTCGGAAGATTGCCCACGATATCTCCGCCTTCCAAGCCGCTCAAATCAATCTCAAATTTTACGGTGAGTTCATCGACGACCATAGTGTTATGCTTGATTAAGGAGAATAGAGGCACATCGACATCTGCGCCCGAAAGACTCATCTTGATAGTTTTCGGGGAAAACGATCCGTCCTTGTCCACGTCAAAATAGCGGTCTCGCAACGTCGCCCAGGCGCCTCCCTCGACAGCCTGTGCTGCGTCAACGATAGCCGAATAAACAGCCGTGAACATCGAACTCAGTGGGAAGTCTGACATTTACTTTTCGCCCCTCGGTGCGACAGCCTTCTCATAGTATACAATAATCTGTTTCTGCTGCTGAATGAAGCGTTTGATTTCAGCCATGTTAAGAGCCAGTGTCTCATAGTCTCGCACGCTAACGGCGTAAAAGAGGAAGTCTCCATGCAGCTTAACGAAACGCTGTTTAAACGTTTCAAGCGTGTCCTCCGTGACCACGAAGAAATGCATGTCGTTCAGCGCCACCGGACGCGGGCGCGTCTGAACAGGGATATGGCGCTCTACCTCGACCGTCTTGACCTGGATAGGCTGAACATCCTTAAAACT